TCTGCGCGTCGGTGAGCCAGCCTGCCTGCCTGGCCACACCTATCACCATCGCCAGGTGCTGCTGCTGCTCAGAGCCGACGACGTAGATGATGCGGTCCGCGTGCAGGTCGAGCAGCCGGTACCGGATCGCCGCCACGTCGGTGGCGGCGTACCCGTAACCGCCGTCGCTCTTGCGCAAGATCAGCGGGAGCGGGTTCCCGTCGCGGCCGGTGAAGCCCGGCGGAAACACGCACAGTGCGCCGTCGCTGATGACCGCGAGACCAGACGCCTCCAGCTCGTCGCAAAGGCCAGGCAGCATCGGGTTATAGAAGCTTTCCGGATCCATGTCGTCATCGGTGAGCGTGATGTGCAGCCGCGCATACAGCTTGCGCAGGTACTCCATCGAGTCAGTGACCAGCAGGTGCCAGACTCGCAGCGACTGCTCCTCGCCCGCCTGGAGCAGGACGACCCGGCGCCTGGACCGGTCGGCGAACGCGGGGTCTGAGCGGAATTTCTGGGTAGCGGCCTGGTAGAAGTCGGTGAACTCGCCGGCCGCGAGCTGATCATAGGTCGCCTGTTCGCCAACCTCGAGGGCGTGCTCGATGAGCATCCCGAATTGCGTGCCCCAGTCGCCCAGGTGCGCGGCGCGGATCACCGTATGGCCGAGATGCTCGAGTTGGTCGAGCAGTGGGACGGACCGGGCTATCCAGACGTCATGCGGAGATTTGTCGTGACCTTTTGCCAGTGGGGACACGGCAAGCTCGCGAGCGGAGAGAAAGGTGTGACCGCGGCGTGGGACAGTATCGCGGATTGCATAGATAACTGGGAATCGCTAGCCGAAGAGGTAGATGCGGCGGGAGTAGCGGCAGGAAGGCTGCTGGGAGAACTGCCGACAGGAGACAAGGCGCGGGGAGAGCGACAGCAGGAGGCCCGGCAGGAGGCGCCGCTGAACACACGGGCCCGCAAGTCGCGGAAGAGCGCGGGAGAGAAACAGGAGCAGGAACGGGTGAGACAGTCAGGTATGCGGCAGAAGAAGCGGCGCGCCCGCCAGGCCGGGGATGGAGAGCAACAACAGGGAGAGCAACCGGAAGCCTCCTGACCGGCCTGAGCAGAGTATGTCAGTGACCAGGTTAGTATCATGGTCACTATGTCCACTCATACGAACGGACTCGCGACCTTAGCAACACCAGCAACATACTCGCGTGTCGGGATCACCGACAGTAACCTGGCCGATCCGGACACCGCCATCTACGCGCTCGCCGCCCGATTCCAGAGCTATATGATGCTGCCCGACCCGATGCCGCTCTATGTACTGCTCGGGGCCGCCGCTGGCAATATGCTCACCGGCATCCCGTTGTGGCTGATGCTGGTCGGGCCCTCGGGCTGCGGCAAAACCACGCTGCTGAAATCGCTGCTCAAGCTCCCCAGGATGCGGATGGTGGCATCGATCAAATCAGAGGCGGCGTTACTCTCCGGGACCAAACGCAAGGAGATGGCGCGTGACGCGACCGGCGGCATCCTGTGCGAGCTCGGGGATCACGGCTGCATGCTGTTCATGGACTTCACCACGGTCCTGTCAAAGTCACGGGAGGCAGTCACCGAACTGTTAGGCGCCTTGCGCGAGTTATACGACCGGACCTGGTCGCGCGATATCGGCGGCGAGGGCGGCCGCACACTCCGCCATACTGGCACGGTCGCGCTACTCGCCGGCGTCACGCACGCGATCGACCGTCATACGGAGGTGACCAGAGAAATGGGCGAAAGGAGTCTCTATTACCGTTACCCGCAGACCGACGGCTACCAGGAGTGCGTGGCGGCCGCCAACTGCGTCGATCGCGAGGACATGGAGACGGCCATGGCGGAGCTGGTCGCGGAGATGTTCGAGGCGCTCGCTCTGACGATGGAGAACCGGCAGAAGCGCAGGGAGCTCGATCACGCGGATACGGATCGTATGGTGACGTTGGCTCAGCTGGCTGCGGTGGCGCGCACGCCTGTGCCGCGCGACTACCGTACGCGCGACGTGGTGGATGTCTCGACGCCAGAAGTCGCCACGCGTATGACCGCGGAGCTCATTCAGTTGTTCTTGGGTATGGAGGCGATCGGCGTGAATGACCAGGAGCGCTGGCAGGCCTGCGAGAAAGTAGCGCTCGATTCGATGCCGCTACTCAGGCGCCTGGTGCTCGCTCAGGTGGCGGAGGGACGCGGCCGGCCGGCTGAGATTGCGCGGGCGGTGCGGGTAAGCGAGGTGGCGACCAGGCGCGCGGTGGAGGACCTCGAGTTATTAGGCGTGACGAAAAAAATGACGCCCGACAAGTACGGGCTCACGGACTGGGCACGAGCGCGGATGCCGGCGGAAGAGGAGATAAGGGAGGCGTCATGCATGTAGGCGAAACGCGGGAAGAGCCGTCAGCCCCCCGCGCCGCGAACACTTTCGAGAGCAGATTCCGTGCGACCAAGGCGCAAGCGGAAAGGCGGCGGAAAGCGATCGGAGCGTTGCTCCGTGAGACCGAGCTAACTCTCAGAGAGATAGCCGCCGAGATTGGCGTGTCCCCGCAATACGTACAGCTTGTCCAGAAGGAGCACTTCCCCGACCAGCGGCGAGCTCGCGGTCGTAACAAGAAGCCGCCAAAGCCGATCCGCCCCTACACGTTCCAACGCCAGATCCAAAACATGCTCAGGCAATCAGGCGCATTATGGTGCTATCGGTGCTACTCCGTGAAATGTCTCGAGGACGGTTTCTCTCCAAAGGCGCGCGAGCGTAACGGTCTGATGTGCAAACGCTGCGTGGCGGATCGGCAGCGGGATGCGTGCCACAACAATTCACGAGTCCGTGCGTATTACGAGAATTATCACCGCGCGCATCCAGAGGTCCAGGCGCGTGCGTCCAAAAACTGGCAGGAGAAACAAGCGGGCGCGCGCGCTTTAGCGCGATGGTTTACCCGAATCGAGAAGATGTCGCCCCTTCTGGCCGAGGCGATCAGTAACGGCGATTTGGGGATAGACGAGGCAATTCTGAAGCTGCGCGAAGCATGCGAGCAAAGATATGTGCGCGTACGTATAACGCCTGGAGGTTTCATTGCCGCGATGTGGCAAACGCTCACGAGCGCAGAGCGACGGCGGGTGAGACAACTACTACTTCTCGAAGGAATCGAATGAAACGCCGGCTGTTGGAATCGATCAAGCATGAGTTCACGGACCGAGAGGAGATAGGGGACATGTCATGACGAATTTGAGCGGGACCCACATAGGCGCACCGGTCGCAAATGGCGACGGCATCGAGTTCTACGACCTGGCGAGCAAGCGGACCATGAAGTACATCTACTCGCACAGCACTTATTACGCGGCGGGCTGGCTCCTCTACAGGCACCTGGATGGTTACTGGGTGCTGCTGAGGCAGGCCACCGAGGCGGATATCCTGGCGATCAACGAGGCGGTCGCCCAATCACATCCACACCACAGGCCTGCCCACCGGTCCACCGAGTAGCGATAGCCAAGGTCCATAGCCATGCCGCTCTCTACTATTCTCGACGGAGTCCTACCCGTCGACCTCGGCCTGCCCGAGATCTTCGAGGACTTCCGCCAGATCCAGCGTGAGATGGCCGACTATGCTATCTACGGACCCGGCCACAGTCCGTCGCGCAGGATCGCCGCACTCGGGGCGCCTACCGGCACGGGCAAGGAATTAGCGGCACAGTTGATCGGCCGTATGAGCGGAGCGAAATACGTCGTCGTGACCGCCACGCGCACGCTCGAGGACCAGGCGGCCAGTCGTGGGTACGAGGGACTGGTGAATGTGCGCGGCCGCTCTAACTATACCTGCCACAGCTTCGACGATCTCTATCCCGATGACCGGTGGACGTGCGAGGAGGGCCTCGAGAAGAACTGTCCGTTCTATGTGCCGACGACTCCCGACTGCAATTATGGCGAGTGGGTGGAGCGCGCGAAGGAAGCACCGGCGGTCCTCACCAACTATCAATACTGGCTCAGTGTAAGAGCACGCAACCCAGGCGCGCTCGAGAGTGAGCGGCCTGTCGGTATGCTGATCTGCGACGAGGCGCATAAGGCGGTCGGCGAGCTCGCCCGGTTCCTCGCGATCTGGGTCAGTAACGACGAGCTCTACCGGCATGTCAAGGATCAGATCAAGGAGAGACTGGCGGAGAGCAAGGGCAGGGAGTGGGGATTAGTCACGGCGGCGTGGAACGGACTGCTCACGGCGCTCTGGCTCGGAGTCAGGTCCGAACGGCAGAAGATCGCGGCTAACTACAAGAGCGAGATCGAGGCGGCCAGAGCGAGCCAGCATTACCGCCGGCTCCAGAAGCTCGAGGATAACGTCGCACGCGTGGTGAGTCTCAGTGGCGCGGACGCTCAGGCGGGCTATAAAGCCAACTGGTTGTGGCGCCAGACCAACCGCGGGATCGCCTTCGACTGCATCTGGCCCGGCAAATATACAGAGCGCTATCTGTTCTCGGGCGTCGCTTCAGTCGTGCTGATGAGCGCCACCCTGCGTCCGAAGCTGCTCTCACTGCTCAGCATCCCTGCGACCGACTATTGGTACAAAGAGTGGCCGCGCGTATTCCCCGCCGCGGAGAGCCCCGTATATTGGTTGCCTACCGGCAGGATGGGACATAAGACCGACGAGGAGGAGAAGCTCCGGTCGGTCGCCGCATTTGATCGCACGTTCGAGGAGTGGCGCGAGTACAAGGGCATCGTCCACACCAACTCCTATAAGCGCGCCGAGTGGCTCCAGCAGCACAGCCAATATGGCCGCTACATGATCCTGCACGAGAGCGGCGAGGCGAACCGCGCGGCTGAGGAATATCGCGAACGGCGGCCGCCGGTGGTGCTGGTGAGTCCATCCTTCTCGACCGGCTGGGACTTCCCCGAAGAGGATGTGCAGTGGGCGGTGATCAACAAGCTTCCGTACCCGGACCGCTCGGATCCTGTTGTACTGGCACGCGTCGCCGACGACAAAGACTGGTACGACTACGAGACCATGCAGACACTGGTGCAGACATGCGGCCGGCAGAAGCGGCGGCCGGGTCAGAAGAGTATGACCGTCATCACGGACGACGCCATCCGTAACTTCCGCGGCTATGCGCGGCGGCACGCGAGCTCGGGGTTCAAGGTGCTCGACGCTCCACAGGGTGAGGTCCCGAGAGTTACATCATTACTGCCCAGTTAGTCGTGCCAGTCAGTCGTCACAGTCATCCCGTTTTGACGGATTTTGACACCGGTGGTAACTTCAAACCTTATGGGCGGTAAACATTATGAGCAATGGCAGAAGAGAAGGCAGCGAGGCTGAAAGAGCAACGCGGATAACAGGGCGCAGGCAGTTACGGATCGACATCGAGACGGACCTGCACCGCCGCCTCAAGACCGCGGCCGCAGCGCGTGAAGTGACGGTCAGGGACCTGTTGAGCGCGATCATCAGCGACTGGCTGAAGAAAACGCCGGACCCGCCGCCAAAGCGCGCGGTGACTGCGGATAGCAAGACCAATGCGGGCGCGGGTGCGGGTGCGGGCGCTGGTGTGGGCGGAGCGGCGATCTGAGTCGCCAGACTGAGTCGCCAGGCGAGTAACAATCAATTCCGACGAAAGGTTAATCAGGAGAAGTGTATGCGTGTAGGATACGACATCGACAGTCAAAGCTCTGGTAGTCTGTTTCGTTTTGAGGAGGGGAACGGCGAGATCGTAGACGCATGGGTCACCAACGAGATCGTGCAGGAATACGGCACCAAGTGCGGGATCATGGTGTCCGTCCAGAGGTTGGACAAGAACTGGAAGGCGACCGACGACGAGCCGATAAACGAGTTACTGAGCGTCGGGCCGGTGGATAAGTTCCATCCCGCCCAGGCCGACACTCCCGACGATAAGGACCCGCAGGATCTGGGTAGTGACGACGACGTGCGCGGCAACTGTTTCATCGCGGTCGGAGGCAAGGCGCCGGACCGCAAGGCCAAGATCAGCATCTTCGGCAAGAGCCTGCAGGAGAAGGGCATGAAGCCGGAGTTGCTCAACGGATACGCGCCCAATCTGATCGGCCTCAAGGCGCATTTCGGCCGGCAGGTGCTGGAGAAAGGCGAAGGGTACACCGGCAAGAACGATCCGACCGCGCTCATCGTGCATAAGATCGTGACCTACCCCAAGGGCGGGAAGGCACCGGCACCAGCCAAAGCAGTGGTCAACGGAGCACCCAGGCCGGCGACCAGACAGGCTGCCAAACCGGCAGTCCCGGCACCGGCGGCGGCCCCCGCGGCAGCTCCCGAACCGCCCGTGTCCGCAGACACAGGCGTAGGCGCCGAGGTAGAGGAGACCGCGCTCGGTGTGCTGGCCTATATCGGCGAGCAGAACCCCGGGCAGGTACTGACGCGGCAGAAGCTCTACACCAAGTTAGTAACCGCGCTCTTGCGCCAGGTGCCGGACAAGAACCAGCACAAGCCTGTCTCCACCATCATCAAGAACCCCGACTGGCTGGATGCGCAGTTGGCGGAGCTCGGCTGGAATGTGGCGGGCGACAACTTCACCGTGCCGGCGGCCTGACATCAGTGACCGGCGACGACTGGAAGGGAGCTGTGCTGTTATGGCTCGCCATGCTCGCCGTCGTCGTCCTGGTGCTGTTTCTCGCGTACCTGGTGGCAATAGCCATCAGTAGCCGGGCAGGATCGAGATGAGGCCTGATCAACAGCCGGAAAACGATCAAGAGCCGGATCAAGAGCCGGAACGGGATCGCAAGGCGCGCCGCGACGGACTGATAGGGATGTGGGTGTGCGTGGCGATTCTGGTTGCACTTGTGGTTCTGGCAGTGGTACTGCCGCGCCGTTGAGAACAACCAACGTGGCGGGCGAGATAGGGGTGGGTATGTGCCTAAGCTGATCGACGAGAACATCATCCAGCTCGAATTCGCGGACCTGTGGCGACGCGTCATCCTCGACCGTCCCGCCACACCTGCCCCGCGTGCGGCCGGCTATCACCTCTCGGGCGTGCTCGCACCTATCGCCAGACACATAGGTGTGCTGAAGAAGGACGAGCCGCTCGAAGAGGAGATGCCCAACATGATCGCGCTCGGCATCATGTGGGAGGAGTTCGCGGCGAGCTTCTACCCGGACCTCATCTGGCAGCCAGGCGCGGTCAGCGTCCAAACTGGCGGCCGCGAGCTCTGGATGACCTGCGACGGCCTCTCTACGCTATCCACTCCCTTTGGCGGGCACTTTGGCAAGCACGCCGTCCAGGGCCGCGAATTCAAGCTCACCCGCAAATATGTGCGCAAGGGGGAGGAGTTCCTGAAGGAGTGGCTGTGGATGCACCAGGCCCGCGGCTATGGGTATGGCTATGACTGCCTGCTGTGGCAGTGGGACGTGATGCATATATACGGCGGGGACAAAGAGTTCGGCCATGGGCCGGTCTACAAGCAGTATGTCGTCGAGTTCACACCTCAAGAGTGCGAACAGACCATCCGAATGGTAGGGAAGCACTTACACCTGGCGCAACCAGAACCTGGAATAGCGGCGTGATAGCGCGGCGGAAACGTGACGGACACTGGTCTCAGATGCTACGTGTGGTGGATGGCAAGACGGAGGTGTACTTCCACCTCGCGGACGTCCAGCGCGGCGGCTCGGTCGAACTCATTTTCTCGCTCGAACTATACCTGCTACTGGCAGACGAGACGTTGCGGGTCAAACTGCTTGAGGAGGCGGTGAGAGTGAAGCTGCCAAAGAGGCCGAAGAGGTGGCGGGCGCGTGTGAGGAAGAGCGCGGAGGAGTGACCAGAGGAGTGAGATGCGAACGATACCGGTGAATAAGTCTGAGACGCAGCCCGGGCCCGTCAATAGCCCGGTCAATGGCGCGGTTACTACGCCTATCAAGCTGGTCGAAGCCAGTCTCACCTATCAGGAGCCGCTCATCTGCGCGGTCTACGGCGGTCCGGGCAGTGGCAAGTCACGCCTGGCCGGCACCGCGCCCGGCGATATCGGCTGCATCCCCATGGAACACAAGTCACGCATGTCGATCACGCGCGCCGCGGCCCAGTTCGGGCGCAAGGTGATCCTGCCGGACATCGATCTGGTGCGGTCCGCGCGCGGGCAGCTGATCGAGACCATGCCGTCGCAATGCATCACGCCCGAGATGATCAAGCGCGAGGTCAGGGCGGCGATGAAGGATGAGGATGCCGAGAAGACGGCCGAGCGACAGATGGAGAAGAAGACCGATGCCATCCCGCTCGATGGTAAGCAGCCGGCTTGCTGCCAGCGCTGCTACTACCGGTGGTTTGCCAACCGCACCAAGAGTGTCGCCTATCGCATGGCGGAGATGGACTCGATCAAGACCATCGTGATCGACCCGTTCGGGCAGTTCGTGGATGACATGCTGTTCGCCAATTATGGTCGCAATGAGAAGATCATGCCGCTTGACCGGAAGAGCTTCAATCGTGAGGTGATCGACTTTCTCAACAGTATCTGTCACAAGCATGTGATCCTCACGCATCACTCAGACCAGGTGTGGAAGGATAACAAGCCCACCACTAAGACCAAGCCGCGGAACTCATTCAGTAAGCTGGGGCATTTCCTAAGCGTGGTGATCGAGCTCGTGCGCGATGACGATGCGGACGCGAGCCGAGGTGAGTCCACATTCCAGATGCTGGTCAAGGACTGCCAGCCGAACGTAGCTCTGATCGATCACCGCACACCGCTCCTGGTCGATGGGGATATTACGTTCCAGCAACTGGCGGTGGCCGTGTACCCGGATGCGGATCCGGAAGGGTGGGAGTGAGACGTGAGGAGTGATACGTGAGGAGTGACCAGTGAAAGCGTGGGAGTTCAGTATGACAGCGTTTGAGAGGGGATAGTGTGACGCTTACGTTGCTCATCAAGATTGTGCGGGGAACACCAGACGGTGACCTGGTCCTGAAGACAGCGCCGCCTACCCTAGCATCGCTACTAGAACTTGCCAAAAATAGGCTCCTGGCCTCGCACGTCTCGCTCCAGGAAAAGGCGGAGTCTGAGGGCACTCCCATGAGGGCACTCTCATGCTGATCGTAGACGATCGCGAGGACCTCGGCCGCGAGCTCGGAAAGTTGGACATCGAGTTCGAAGTCACGCGTCTCGAGTACGGCGACTATACCTTCGAGGGCCATGGCCAGTGCGGCAGATCCACCATCGGCGTCGAGCGCAAGCGTCTGCAGGATCTGATCAACTCGATGACCGACCGGCGCCTGACCGGGTCTCAGCTCCGCGGCTGTGTCGAGAGCTATGACTACCTCTGGCTGGTGGTCGAGGACCAATGGCGGCCCGGGCCTGGCGGCGCAATCGATTGGCTCAGGGGAAATGTGTTCGCGCCGTTCTACGGCCGCGACCGGATGGCGGTCTCCTATCGCCAGGCCGCCGCCTACCTGAACTCACTGACTCTGCGCTGCCGGACGTCGATAGGCGAGCCGCTACGGGTGATGCGAACCAACAATGCGCGTGAGACCGCGGCGTGGTTAGTCGCGCTCTACAAAGGATTCACCGAGAAGACGTGGGATGAGCACCATGCGCACGATCAGATCTATGCACCCGGGCCGATGAGTGGAGTGGCGCCCGGCGGCCGCGTGGGGATAGTGCAGGAGAAGGTAACGTATGCCTGGAAGTTCGCGGCCCAGTGTCCGGCGCTCGATAGGAGAGCTCTCGCGGCCGCGAAACATTTCGGATCGGGGAGGCGTATGGCCAATGCGACGGTAGAGGAGTGGATGGAGGTCAGAGAAGCTGGGCTGACCAAGGGTGGCCGGCGCAAGCCCGGGATAGGGAGAGAGACCGCGGAGAAGATCGTAGCGGCGTGGCGCGAAGGTGAACGACAGGATCTGTGTCATGAATGCACCCATAAGGAGTCGGACCACGAGGTAGAGGACGATCACAGTTACTGTCTCGGTGGCACCGATGAGCGGCCGTGTATGTGCCGGGAGTTCGAGCCATTCCCGGAGACGGATGATGAAGACATTGCCGGCAGGCACTGACATATGACGATATCGCACACGCGTTGTGAGTCCTGTCCCGCCCTCGCACTCGACCGTCCGAGCGAGTGCCCTCAGGTCATGAGTGCCGGACCTACACCTTGCCCCATCCTGTTCCTGGGTGCCGGGCCGGCCAAAACCGAGGCTAAGACGGGGATCCCATACTCGGGCCTGGCGGGCGATGAGCTGCGCAAGACGTACCTAATAGCGGCCCGGATGCACGATGACGATATCCACATTGGGAACGCAACGCTGTGCTGGGACGGCACCGATCGCACACCTGCCGAATCACGCGTCCTCGACTGCGCGAACTGTCACGTGCCGGAGCTGCTCTGGCAGGTAGAGCCGAAGATCGTGGTGTTGATGGGCGGCGTGACCCAGCGGATATGCGATATGCGGATCCGCCTGGACATGCACCACGGCATCCCGCAGCGGACCACTCTCGTCGGCGGGTTGTGGTCGGGGTGGGTGGTGCCGATGTACGAGCCGGCGCTCGGCATGCGCGAGACCAGCCGCATGACCCAGTTACTCGAGGATTTCCGAAGGCTCGGCGAGTGGATCCGCGGGGACTGGCAGCCGGCCGCGCCCAAGGACTACGCGCTCGATTACAAGCTGGTCGGCGAGACGCGGCACGACATCCAGCTGCTCAAGCAATATATCAGTCTGGGCGGAGCGAGTCACGGCGCATGGGGACGGCCCGAGGACGACTGGAGCTACCACCCGCCGGTCGATACGGAAAAGCACGGTAGCGAGCCATGGTCGGTGCAGTTCTCGGTGCACGCGCATACAGGGCGGCTAGTCCGGGCGGACAATAAGCGCGCGCTTGAGGTGCTCGCGGCTTACCTGGGCACGTCGGTAGTACGGACCGTATTGCACAACGCGGTAGGCGACCTTGACACGCTGGAGAAGCTAGGCGTCCGGGTGCCGCGATATCGCGACACGATGCAGGAAGCCTATCACCAATGCTCACTGCCGCAGGGGCTCAAGCCACTCGCATACCGGTTGTTCGGGGCCAACATGCGGAGCTGGGAGGACGTGGTGTGGCCGGCCAGTGTCAAAGCTATCTGCGAGTGGATGGAGGACGGGATCACGTTTGCCGCCGAGCACCTGACGGAAAAGGTGACGACGGAGTGGAAGAAGCCGCTGTGTTTAGACTGCGGTCACCGCCACGGCGTACTGCTCGCGTCTGAGGACAGCCTATCCGGTCCTGTGTACGTCGCTAAAAAATGCGGGAATAAGGCCAGCGGTACCAAGTGTGGATGCGAATCTAACAACGTCACGTGGCAAAGAACGGATTACAGACCGGGAGCGGTCGAGCGGATCCTCACCCATCTCCTGACCCATACCGTCCGCACCGAGGACGACGAGGAGCCTTACCACCCCTGGAAAAAGCTGCGCGAGATGGAAGTGGCCGGACTCAGGGGCAAATGCGCGACCCGGGGTGAGTGGGAGGCGATAGAAGAGGCCTGCGGGCCCATGCCGATCCTCGGGATCGGGAACTGCCGGATAGAGGAGGCGGTCGGGTACGGGTGCGGAGATGCGGACTGGACCGGGCAGGTGGCGGCCGCGCTGAAGCAGGGGAGGGAGAGCGAGCGGTGGAAGGTAGAGAAGGAGGACTGGGACATATGACTGAGAACGTGACGGATGACAAGAACCTGTTCGTAGTCGCAGTCGATCCGGACACCGGTGGCGCGGTGTGTTCCTGCGGCGCCTCCTGCGGGCGGGCAGGCCTGCGGCGGTTCCTCACCCGACATCCGGGTAAGTGTTCCGAACGGCGCCGGATCGCGATGGAGTTGTCGCGCGGCACCAGATGTATCGATGGTGATGAGCGGGTGGGGCGGGGTGGCCGCGTGGGAATCGTATGATGTTCATGAATAACGTTGGTCGTAGCTTGTTGGTCGTAACAGGCGGTAATGGGGATGCCAGTGCGGCGGTAATGCTGGCGGTGCGGGATGCCTGTAGCGAAGATTCCCAACCAACACTGACTCGCTGGTCGTGACAGGCGGTAATGGAGGGAGCGGAGTATGCCTGTAGCAAACCCCCAGCCAGCTATAAACCGAAAACAGACTATAACCGAAAACGATGTCACTCTACGCCGCCATTGAATTCCCCGGCCATCCCGACCTCGAGAACGTAAGACGTCTCGACCTGCTGGCGATCCCCATGATCCGGCGGGCCCAGCGTCTCGGTATCGCGATCGATAAAGAGTATTTCGCGGACCTGTCCGCCCGCTTCGCCCGGGAGGCCGAGGCAGTCAAGCGCGAGATCGCCGACTACATCCCGCCGGACAAGGTGGATGAGTTCACCAGCCGGTCGCTGGCACTGGAGGAGGCGGAGGAAGGCGGGGATGCGTCGATCAACCCGGCCAGTGCCGAGCAGGTGGGGAAGCTGCTGTGGGACGTGCTCGGCCTCGGCGCGGATAAGCGGCTCAAGCGGACGTCTAAGGGCGCGGTCAGTACGGGAAAGCGGTCCTTAGAGTTGGTCAAGGGAGAGCACCCGGTCGTGGCGCGCGTGCTCCGGTACAGAGAACTGACCAAGCTGCGGACCACCTACAGTGACAAACTGCCGGCGCTCGCCAGGTTCCATCCGAGGAGTGCGTGCTGCCCGGTGTGCGAGCTCGCGCATGAGACCGACCAGTGGCGGGTGCACGGGGAGATGGGGACGACCAGGGCGGAGACTGGCAGGATCAACCACAAGAACCCTAACTGCTTCAGTCGCGACACGGAAGTGTTGACGCCAAAAGGCTGGGTCCGCTTCGACGAGCTCGCGCCCGATAGCGAGGTCGCCCAATGGGAATTTGCTGTAGGAGCACCGGCCGGAGGGGGAATGATCCGGTTCGTGAAGCCAACCGGACGCGTGCAATATTTTGCGGAACGACTGATTTGGAACCACACCGAGGACCAGATCGACCTGTTGACTACGAGCGACCACCGGTGCCTGTTGCAAAACCAGCATAGCAATAACTGGTTCATCTACCACGCGGAAGACTACCCGGAAGACTATAGGCAGTGGAACTCAGGTGAGCATTATGGATCTGGCGTTGAATACACAGACGCTATGTTGGCCTTCCTGATCGCCATGCAGGCGGACGGAAGTTGGAGCCGGCGGGCTATCGACTTCGCTTTTAAGAAGCAGCGCAAGATCAGGAGGCTGACCCGAATTCTCGAAGAGCTCGGCGTTCGTTATACAAGCCACCAGAACGGAGAAGGACGCATACGGTTTTACATCAGCGCCGTGGAAAACGAAGCTTTCGTGGAGCGGGTGAAACAGTTGCTAGGGACGGAAAAGCGATTGCCTATCGAACTGTTCATTTCACTAAACAAGGCGCAGGCAGCGGTCGCGATGAAAGAGTTCATGCAGTGGGACGGCGACTCGGTATCGGAAAACAAGTACGCCTCTATCGACAAACATAATGCTGATGTAGTTGCGACCTTATTCACACTGAATGGTAGAAGGGCCGCCGTGCGAGCACGCGTGAACACTGCCGGCTGCCATTTCTGGAGCGCGGACGTCAGCCGGAACGGGTACAGTTTAACCACCAACCGGCAACAGGATGTGGTGCCTTACTCGGACGACGTCTATTGCGTTTCGGTGCCGTCGACGATCTTGCTGGTGCGTCGTAATGGGAAAGTGCACGTCACTGGAAACTGCGGCAACATACCGACGCGCACCGAGGACGGTCAATTAGTGCAAGCCGGCTTTATCGCTCCACCTGGCAAGCGGCTGATCAATCGGGACCTCAGCCAGATTGAGTTGCGGGACCTGGCGCACCTCGCCAACTGCCAAAGCATGATCCAGGTCTACCTGGATGGCGGCGACATCCACGACGATACCTGTCATCGGGCACTAGGCGTGCCGTGGGACCAGAAGCCAGACAAAATCAAACACCGGATGGCGGCTAAACGAACCAATTTTTCCATACAAAATGGGGGGACCGAGAAGGGGTTGTATATGCAGTTGGTCATGGACTTCGGGGCGAGTAAGATCCCGGTGCCGGACTGGCTGACCGAAGAGTGGTGCCGGAAGTTCATCGAGGAGTGGCTCGACTCGCGGCCCGAGGTCAGGCTGTACTTCGAACGCTGCTGGTACAGAGCCCGGCGGTACGGAATGGTCTGGGACGGCTTCGGCCGCATCCGGCTGGTGCCCGAGGTCGCCTCCACGCACGCCTGGATCAGGGAGGCCGGGCTCAGGCAGGCACAGAACATGAGCGTGACCTCGACCGCGGCCGGCCACCTCAAGCTCTCGATGGGCAAGGTGAATGACATGCTCGAGGACCTGTACGCGGATGGTGTCTGGTGCTGGCCGCTTTTGACCATCCACGACGCCATCATGGCGGAGGCGGAAGAGGACTATGCGGATGTGGTGTGCGAGGGGATGGGGATGGCGATGGAGACATGCATGAATGATGAGATGAGCGGGAAGTGTGTCATGCGGGTGCCGATTACGAGTGATGGGGATGTGATGGAAAGGTGGATGAAACAGTGAGGGTGAAACAATGAGTAAAGCCGCAGGTGCGGGAGCTATGGGTTACAAGCCACGTAGAGGTCATAAACCGGATAAACCGGGAGTGACCGATGATACGAGACAGCAGCCATTCCCCGGGATGACGCCATTCGCGGGCGCCGCCGAGCCGCCACCGCCATCCCGGGTCGCGGATACTTTCCCGCTCGTCTCCGAGTTCACGCGCGCCGACATGGACTATGCGATCCACCTCCTGAGCGAGGAGGTCTCGCTCGCCGCGCAGGAGAAGGACGTGAAGGAGGCCCGGACTGCACTCAAGAGCGAGCTCGGGGCGCTGGCCGCGAAGTATGGCGTGCCGGGCATGCGGTGGGGCCAAGTGGCGTGTTATTACGGCGGCATGAAGCGGCGGAAGAATCTGGATAAGAAGAAGCTGATCGAGTACATCACGGTCGAAGAGCTAGAGGCCTGCTACACGTTGGGGAAGGAGTACCTGGATGTCAGGGTCAGGGACCTCTCGAAAAAAGACGATGAGGACAAGGAAGACTAGGCCCGCGTCAGGTCACGATCAGCGCGAGCACCCACAGCGCCAGGCCGGCAGCGATAAAGTTCCACCGCGGGTGAGTGACGCCCAGCGCCGCGAGCACAAACAGGACGAGGGCTAGAATCAGAAGGACCAGGTGTAGAGTTACGGTCATCACACGCCTCCGACCTCTGTATTTTATCAGCGCTAACAAGGGACGCTAACAAGGGAGGGTTTATGAAGCGATGTATTCTGCTGCTGCTGACGATCCTCATGGCGGCCTGTAAGAAGCCGCCGGAGCCGGGTCCGTACACGCAGACTCTGAGCGCGTTCACGTGCGCGCCTGTCTCAGTTGGCGCCGGGTCCGCCTCCTCCTGCACGGCCACGATCTCTGCGGCCGCGGGTACTAGCGGGTTCCCGATCACGATCACCACGACAGGCACCGGTATCACCGCCCCCAAGTCAGTGACGGTGGGCTGGACGTCGAGCAAGGTCACATTCAATGTGACGACGACAGCGTCTACGCCCGCACAATCGGCAACGATCACGGCGTCGGCGGGCACGGTGAAGATCCCGGCCGGCATCAGTGTGGTCGCGAGCGCGGCGATCACGTACACGATCACGGCCCTCACCTGCACTCCGGCCAAGCTGATCCCTGGTGAGTCCACGTCCTGCACGGGCACTCTGTCGCCGGCGGCGCCGCTGTCCGGCCTGGCAGCGTCGATCACGAGCAGCTCGGCGAACCTGCCGGTACCTGCGTCGGTGAGCATTCCGGGTAACTCGTCGTCGTTCAAGTTCTCGTCCACTGCCAGCGCACTCGCAACCGGCATCGAGAATGACACGATCACGGCGACTGTAGCGGGCGCGACGAAGACGGTTGCTGTCACCATCGACCCGTCAGCGAAGTTCCAGTTCCGGCTCACGGCGACCGAGATGCCGTCGCTCATGGATAGCGCGGTGGTCACTCCTGTAATCAAGCCGACTGGATGGTCGGGCGCCCTGACGGTGCGCGGCGCGGGCACGGTCACGTTGAGCAGCACGGGCAGCGGGGCGTCGTTCGCGGCCGCGGGCAACCAGAACACGGACACGGCATACGTGAATTTCACGAGCGGATCGTTCGGGACGGTGTTCAACAATTCGTCCGAGATCTCCTGCTATCTGAAGTCTGCGTACTCGTTTGCGGAGCGGCAGGCTTTGCCCTCGCCCAATATGCGGAGCGCGTTCGAGATCTATGACGCGAACGGCTCCTGGTGGAGCCTGAACACGTACACCTCGACCGACAACATGCTACGGATCGGGTTCGGGGCGAAGGGCTACGCGGCGGTCTATGCGATCCCCGCCGGCACCGAGGACACGGTCTTCGGCAAAGGCGTGACCATGAAGTTGCGGATCACCTGGGACGCCTCATCGTTCAGCCTGTGGGTGAACGGCCAGCAGGTGCAGACGAATTCGATCACGCAGCCAAAGGCGCCGTCATGGGGCACAACATCTGCTTTCACGATCGGCGCGCGTAATGTGCGCCTGAATGGTGGTGGGTTTTACTCATGCGACGACACCGTCGCAGAATTCATGATGCGGTAAAGGGAGAATCGATATGCCACTTTCTTACGACGAGTCCAGCTCGCTTATGACGGACATGGCCTTCAGGGGCCGGGTGAAAGTTGCCGTCCTTAGATTCGCCAGCTACATCGCTGACGAGGGACCATCCGCGCCGGCGGAACCCGAGCCTCCGAGGCCGAGCCTGCGCGACAAGGTAATGAATGCGCCGAGCTTTACTGCGGAGCCGCTGCGGGCCGATGCGCCACCGGAGCAGAGCTCGCTGCTTGACCAGATGAATCGGGGAGAACTGAAGGATGAGAAGCCGGAATGATGCGGGACGAGCGCACCATCGCGTCGATGTACATCGATCCGCCGCGGGGCGCGTGTCCGATATGCGGCGGGCTCGGCCATGTGCTCGAGTCGATCGATAACCGGCGGGCTGACGTCGCGGTGCCGTGTTACGCCTGCCACGAGTACTGCCGGACGTGCAAGCAGACGGTAATCATCAACTGGACGGCCAGCACGACGCCCGGTGTCAGTTACAACGTCTATCGGGCCACCGTGGCCTGCGCTTCGGCAAGCACCGGCACCAAGCCCAATTCATCGCCGATCACGGCGCTCACGTACACCGATAGCAACGTCACCGCAGGCACGTATTGTTACTGGGCAACGAGCTATTTGCAATCGGCCGCGACGCAGGAGTCCGCGCCGAGCAACAAGGCCGATGTATCCATCATCGAGCAGCCCGCGCCGCCGACCAATCTGACCATCTCACCGCCGGCCGTGACCATGCAGACCGGGTCGCAACAGCAATTCACGGCCTCGATTCCCGATGCAGTATGGAGCATCGAGCCCGCCGATATGGGGAGCATCACAACAACCGGCCTTTACACCGCGCCGAGTAAGATCCAGGGCAACAACGTGACTGTGCAGGTCATCGCGCGAAGCGGGATGCAGTCAGCTGTCGCGGCCGTGACCATCCGTAAGAACTAGGGAGGAAGTAATGATCAAACGTGCAATTCTTTCGATCGTTCTGCTCTGCGGGGCGATCTCACTTCAGGCAGCGACCATTACGGAGATGACGATCGATGCCGGCGGCGGCTTTGTTGCCGATCTGCTGGTCGATAATGTGGGCGCCGTCACCTGCAGCGGCACATGCGGCGGGCTGACCTTCGCCGGCAGCGTCACGCCGCACGGGACGCTCAACGTGACCGGCACGATCGGCATGTTCACGCTGACGACCGTGAGCGGCGTCGGTCTTGCCGGCCTGATCCCGCCGACGGTTCTGAACCTGACGCAGAATGAGGCGACTAGCACGGGCGCCGGCACGCTGACGGTAAAGTTCAGTGACACCGATTACACGCTGCTGGCCAATACGTTCCAACTCAGCGTGCAGAGCAACCCCGACGCTCAGATCAACGGATCGACGGTCGTCGGCGAAGCGCTCATCGATCCCGCGAATGCACTCGAGGCCGGCGCGCCGTTCGACAGCTTCTCGTTGAGCGGCGTCGACACTTACGTGCACAGCTCGCTCAATGTGATTCCATCGGGCTCGCTGACAGCCATCACGCAGCTCAACTTTACCGGCCGCGGGCACATCCAGTCGACGTTCACGCTCAGTAATCTCGGCCCGACAGTGCACACCATAACGCCCGAGCCCGGCACGTGGGGCATGATGGCCGGCGCCGCGTCGCTGATCGTGGGCCTGCGCAAGCAATGGTCGGCGTGATATGGTCGGCGTGATACTCGCGGCCTGCATCATCGCAATCGGCCTGGTCCTGCTCGGCGCTTGGGCAGCCAAGCAGGCTATCAATCGGCGCTGGGATTTATGAAGAACGAGCTGGTCGAAGTTGCTTTTGTGACGCCGCTGGTCGTCGTGCACCAGCAAGCGAGGCCGCCGCAAGTGGCCGTCATTACCTATACCCGGGGAGATTACGTTTTCAAAGGAGTGTGTATCACGATGCCACAAGCAAAAGGACAGGCAGTATCGCAGTTCTCATCCCAAACCGTCACAGCGGGTGAAATGGGAGTGGTCAGCGTCGAATGGCGCGACGAGGGAGGTAATGTCGTCAAGGTGGACGGACCGACCAAATGGAAGTCCACCGACGAATCTATTTGCCAATTGCCAGATGGTGAGACAAATCCCGGCAACCCATTGATCAACAACGTGTATTTCCCCGGGCCGCTCGGTACGGTCCAGGTTCACGCCAACGCCGATGGAGACATGGGTGAAGGAGTCCAGCCCGTGACGGCAGTCACCGAGTTCACCGTGATCGGCGGTCAAGCAACCACTGGCACCATCACATATAAGTCCACCGGCACTCACCCGCCCTCTCCTGGCGGTCCCAGCAAAGCGGGCCAAGCTCTGAAGCGGTAGCATGTAGACTTGGTATGGGCCTGCCGCATATGCGCAGTCATCGAGTGGTGGCAGGCCCAGTATCCGTTTAGCAGACGCACTGCTTACTCACCTGAGCCAGCCAGGCAGCCCACCACTGCCTCCGTGGACGTGATCAGCTCCAGGTACGCGATACCTTTCGCGAGCTTCACCACGCGGTACAACGCCCGCGGCATTTGCACGGTGGCACCTATCTTGCGTTCCATCGAGGTCAGGCCGCGCTCATCGATGGTGCGCTTCTTGGGGATGCTCACGGGGATGCTCACGCGGCACCGCTTTCGAGAACCTCGACGGCCCGGTCAGTCGACGTACCCGTACTTCCTTTTGTTTTCATCGTATGTCGTTCGGGCGTCCCTATCCTTTCGCGTTTTGGTGTGTGTCGGATTCGTGTCGGATTCGATACCGTCAATCTTATACCAAGTGTGCCTCTCCGCGGGGGTTCCGCGGGTGCATTCACCTGACAAAATGTGCGTGCCTGATGTACGCTCTTGATGTGCGATATGGGGTTAATACCGGATCGCAATTCAGGGCAACTCCCTACATCGCCGCGTGCTGGCGTCCGGTTGCCCCATATCGTCCAGCCTGCACAGGTCCAGTGCCCCAAAAAGTAAGTAAGCGACTACAACCGAGCGCCGTATATGTCATTCTACATACCAACTTACTTTTCACAATGCCCCTAGTAACCTTTTGGTCTCCGCGGATAATCATATCTTTTCCGTGCCTATGCCCAAACCTAACGACAGAATACGTGTGCGCCTCGTCGGCAGCGAGGAGTGGACGCGCGCCCGCGTGGTCAGTGCGGACGGAGGCGGACACACGCAGGCGATCGCCATCATACTGGAGGAGCCCGCGCGGTTGGCGAATGGAGGTACGATAGCGGCCGGCCTGCCGCTCACGCTCGACTACCTGCACGGAGCCGTGAAGAGCATATGGGGCGACTACTACGAGATCGAGATCGAAGGGAAACCAGAAGGGAAACCAGAAGGGAAGCCCGGAGGGAAGCCCGGAGGGAAGGCAGAATGACGATCAAAGAGATCATGGACCGGATCGCCGGCGCGGACCACGAGTGGGAGCTCGACCCATCGTGGGTGAAGACGATGGGTCCGATGGAGGTATTGGCAGGCGCGTTGAGCGGCATCGATCCGCGCGATGTCAGGCCGTTCCTGTTCAACCTGCCGGTCGCGAAACTGCGTCCTAAACCTAAATCTAAATGATCATGTTGACCACCGCCTCGACCGATGTCTGCAGGTCCGCATCGGTCACCGCCGAGCTGTTGGTCTGCACCAGGGGTTCCATGACGACAGCCGGCTGGAGCTGCCCGGCGGTCTGGTCCGGTGCCAGGTATGTGGCCTGCGCCCATTTGTAGCGCGAGTTGTGGGCGGCCGCGCCCGGTGCCTCGCCCAGAATGTAGGCGGCGTAGGTGAGCGCGGCGACCTTGATGCGGCCGCGGAACTGCTGATCAGTCATGAGGTCGGCGGATTCCTGATACGTCATAGGTTACTCTCCTGTTCTACCAAGTCCACTAAGTCCACTCGGTCAGCACCTGCATCGTTACCGTCGGCGCGGTCCCGGTACCGGACGCGTTCGCACTGACCTTGTAATAGTTCCCGGTCAACACCCAGAACGACGCGCTCACGATGACCGTTCCCCCGCCTCCGCCGCCCGTGGTCGGCGCCAAAGCTACCATGACGGCCGTGCCCGACGGGTTGGCCGTCGCATCCGTCTGCACCTGCAGGCCTCCGCTCATGCCGCTCGCGCCGCCGCTCACGCCCACCGCAACCGTGACGAACATCGGCCTGCCGCTTGCATTCGGGTATGGCGTGCCGAGGACGCGGGTGGCTGGACCGTAGATAGTCTGGGTCGTGACTCCGCCCGACGTACTGATGGGCGTGCCGTTGACGCGAAACGAGCTGCCCGCGCTGATATTGATGTCGCCGTTTACGTCGAGCTGATACGCCGGCGAGCCCTGATTGATCCCGACCTTACCCGATTGCGCGACATTGACCTTGCCGGAGCCGTTGATGGCAATGATGACCTGGCCGCCGCCGGATGGGCTGTTGATGATCAGGTGTGGAGTGGTATCGATATAGATAGACGGGACGTAGGCGGTGGCACCGCTCGCAAGCTGCCACTTGAGTGTCGGCTGGGCCGCCTTGAGCAGGCAGTTGCCCTCCACCTCGAGGAGCTCGGACGGGCTCGTGGTGCCGATGCCGACCTTGCCGTCGCCCGCGAGCGTCATCAGGTCTCTATAAGTAGACGCTCCGGTCTTCGCGGAGAACTGGAATGCGACACCGGGGTTGTCATAAGCGTTATAGAGATTGACTTCGGCCTGACCGCCTGAACGGTTCCAGCCAGCGATCATTCCTCCGCCGGCATGGCTTGGTGGGACGATCGGGCCTGAGTTATAACCGCCGATGAGCGAGAAGCCGCCACGCACTTCGAAGCGGTATGTGTTCGCTCCTACGGCCACTCCGATGCCGACGTCGCCCGCGTTCCCCAGCTTGTATCCGGCGGCGTCTATGTTGCTGATCCAGGGCGTCTGCGCGCCGGCGCCAGGAAGGCCTTGGATACCTTGTGCGCCTTGCTGGCCCGTCACCGTGAAGGTCCAGTCGCTATAAGGACCTGTGCTGCCGGTAGAGATCGCGTCCACGTTGATGGTGAGCGTAGTGCCGGAGTAAGACGAGACGACGCCCTCCATCCACTTGGTCGAGTCGCTCGCGGAGAAGGCGCGGGCACGGACACCGGCGGCGTACGCCAGGCCGGTCTGAGTGGTGAAGGTTTTCGTTCCCGTCGCGATCGACACGGACGTGGTGGACGTCGCGAGATAGCCAGGGCCAGTCGGGCCGGCAGGACCTGTCGAGCCCGTCTCGCCGGCCAGATTGACGGTCCACACCGAGTAGGTGCCTGTGCCGACTGCCGTGTCCGCGTTGATCGTGAGCGTGGTCCCGCCGTAGGAGGTGACCTGGCCCTCCATGTAGTGGGTGGCGTCGTACCAGACCCGCACCCTGGCGCCGGCGGAGTAAGCGAGACCAGGCGGGACCGAGAAGGACTTGCTGCCGGTGCCGATGGTGACCGAGGAGGTGGAACTGGACCCATAGCCCGGACCGGAGGAGATCTTGACGATAGGGTTCGAAGTAGGCATGGTTAACCTCGGATCTCACGTCGCATATCAGGATCTACCCAGCGACTATCGACAGGGCTCTCATCCACGATCTCATCTACGACAAACCCGCTGCGATCATCGCTGACCCGCACACTGAGAGCGCCCGTTAAATCCGGCTCGTGGAGCTGGCGGATGACGTCGAGCACGTCCATATACTTCTGCCAGGCGCGGTCGATCACTCGCCGCTCATGCTCGTTGAAAAGGACCGTTATCATAACTCCTCCCTAAGGGTTTACGTATGGGATCTTATAGTGACTACCGTTGATCGTGAACTGGATAAATCCAGCCACGTGAGTTGGCATCGTAATGGATCCAGACGACGATGCCGTAGCGTAGGTGTAACAAGTCAGATCAAACGGATCCACGTTCACCGCGCCGCCGGTATTGACAGACACCTTGCTCGCGCTCACATTCACCGTGATGATGTCTCCGCCCAGAATGATCGTGTTGCTGGTGCCGCCCGCGGCTATGAATTCCGCTACACCTGCGCTGTTAAAAATGATCGATGAACTACCGGCGAGCAGTCTGACGTCGCTCGCGGTGGCAACCAATTGGTTCGTACCGTTCTGGATCGTCACCGAGGTCGAATCGATACTGATGACCGGCTTGGTATTGTCGCCGTCCTTCGACCAGATCTGAATGACGCCGGCATTCATCATGAGAGACTGGTCGCCGTTTCGGAGCTTGATGCCGGTGTTCGCGATTGCGCAGTACGGGTTGAGCAGACTGCCATTGACCGCATAGAGCACGACCGAGGTGCCGGTGGTAACGACGGACGGGCCGGTCGCCGACTGAAACACGCCGATCCCGCTAGCCTGGATGCCAACGTATGGCTGCGAGGTAAGGCCGGTGGCGGTATAGCTCGGACTGCCGGCGACTCCCGGTGTCACGCCGCTGCCGGCCGCGGACGCGGCGGAGAACAGGTAGAGGCCGGCATTGTTCATGGTCAACACTGCCTGACCATTGCCGCGCGCGAGTGAGACGTCGCCATTGAAGACGACCGTGCCGGGGATGAGCTTGCCGATCGAGGTCGTAGCGACGTTGCTATCGACTACCGCGTTGGCACCCAGAGCCGCATTAGCGAAGGTGACAGACGAGCTAGCTAACACCCGCGCGCTCGCCGCATTGTCAGCCAGGACCGACTCAGGGATCGCCTTGGCCGAGGTGATCGGATTGATGCGGTTCAGATTCTGCGCGGCGGGTTGGATCGAGGGTGTCACGTCGAAATGGTCCGCCCCGCCCGGCCAGCAGTGCTGCAGGACGATAGCCGCGGCCGCATCCGCGCTCCCATCCTCATCGGAGCCAAGGCGTGAGACCGCATAGATGTAGAACCGCCAGGTGCGGTCTAACTTAGGCGAGCCGTCCAAGTTCTTCTCGGGTGGCATGGGCCAGTCCGCCGGGCTGTCCCCTTTAAGCACGATGGTCGATCCGGGGATAGAGCGGCCGCCCTGGATCTGGCCCGAGTCGGTCATCTTATGGCCGATATAGAGATCGAGATCGTCGTCGGGTGTCTCGGGATCATTGGCCGCCGACGGGTTCCACACACCTGAACCATCCACGTACCCGCGCTTGAGCGAAACGAAGCTGAACCAGTAGTCGCTATCGACTGAGAGCTCCGGTTGCAACCACTCGAGGTCGTAAAAGTCCCACCACCAGGTACCGGTATCGTCGTGGTAATACTGCAGGATGTCGCCGGTCGCGGGCGACGGGAAGAACTGCGCGTTGGTGATGTCGTTGGGCGTAGGGGGCAGTACAGACGCGACGGTGAATGTTGCTGTCGGAGCACCAGCCGGAGGATCGACGGAAGTGACGTTGCCGAGCGCGCCGGCGACATACCAGGTGCTCTTCGCCGAGGAGGTCGGCACCCAGATGGTCCCGACCGTGGCGCCGTCCTTCTGGCCGATCAGGATAAGCTGGCCTACCGTCTCGAGCAGCCACACACCTTGGCGTACCCAGTCGGCGCTACCATACTTGACCCAGAACGTGACGTTAGCCGGGACGGAGGGAGTGGTCAGGACCGCGCCCAGCCCTATGACCGTGTGCAGGCCCTGCGTGGCAGGGTCCTGATAGTGCGGGCCGACCTCGACGCCGGACACAGAGAGGATACCCGCGGAGTGGATCAGGATGGGCGTGATCGTGTACGGAGGCGCGGTGGGCGTGAAGCCTGTGTTGTACGAGACGAAGTCGCAGGACCAATTCTCGTCCGCGTCGGGTTGCACTGCGACCGGACCGGTGTAGTCGACGGTCGTGGCCAAGCCCCAGTCGGCGCGCTTCAGGATGGCGATCGTGACGCGCCCTGTGCCGTCCGCCGTACGGTAGGCCTCGACGTGAATCTCGGTGAGCTCGGCGTAGTGGGGGTCGGCCGTAGGCAGAGTGATCGTGCCACTGAAACGGAACTGGTACAGGCTGGCCCATGGCTCGTAGGTGACCGTGAGCGTGGCGGAGAGGATGTTCGGGGCGGGTGTGCCGAGACCGCCGGATGGACCGGGAGGGCCGGGCGTGCCCGGGAGGCCTGCCGCGCCCGTACCTGTGAGTTGGATCCATCTGGCCATAGATCAGGCTCCTGTCAGGCTCCTGGAGACCGCTCCACCAAGACGTAGCCCTTGAGCGAAATGTCCATACAATGCGCCACACGGTGACCCAGGAATTTGCGCGGATCGCTCTTGCGCTCTCCCGCTCCGTGATAATGCGCCTTTCCGCAATAAGGGCATCGCAGGACCTTCCATAACCGTCTCCGGGGGAGGAGAACGACTTCCGCTTCGGGAGGATCAGTATTTGTCGGCATCATTTCCTTCAAGCTCCTGGTGCGTGCAGGAATAACGTCCCGCGGTCGGCTGTGTTATCCGGCAAGAGCAGGCTGGTGGCGCCGTTCGGCAGTGTGTCGCCGGTAGCAGCCTGAACCTGCACTACGTTCAGATCATTCGACTCCTTGGTCACGATGCATTCCTGGTCTGGCATGACGCCGATTGCGAGCAGCGTGACGGTGAGGATGGCGGGGATATTGACCGTATCCCCCGGGCTATGACTCGCCGCAGTCGTGCCCCAGCCGCCGCGAGCTTCGACGGTCAGGGTGGATGTGCCGGCGCCGTCCGTGACCAGCATCCGCTCCGAGCCGACCTGTATATAAGTACCGTTGACGACGGACGCGCCGCTTACGACCGGGATGGTGAGTGTCGATGCGTTGATCGGCGAGGAGAGTGTGGTGGTCGTGCTGGTGAGCTGGCTGGTGTCGCAGATCAGCGTCCGGTCGGTCGTCAGCCAGATGGTCGAGGCATAGGTTCTGCGCGTGCCCTGCGCGCCTACGATGTGTAACATGCGGACCGGCATGTTCGCGACGGGAGACTCGACCGCGCTCTGATCGGCGAGACTCACCCCGACCAGGATAGGGAGGTTGGCGAAATTGCTGACGAGCATGACGATGTCGGTCGACTTGGTGGGGTCTGCGTTCGACAAGGTCACATCGCTCGGCAGGTTCCATGCGGCCGTCGCGACCACCCATACCGAGCCCGCGTCGATCGTGATGGGCTGATCGAGCGTATAGGACGTTGCCGTGTTGCTGACGATCTTGGCCTGCTGGCCGCGACTCTTGCCGCGGATCACCAGCACGGAGTTGCCGATCCGGTTCGGGTCGTTCACGGTCTCGCCGGCGTGCGGGATAGGGTTAGTAGCGTTCTTCAACCCCAGATCCGAGAACACGTACGGGTTCGCGCTGTTGTCGTTGCCGAGGAAGCAGACGACGAAGATGTCGTTAACCTGGACGCCCGCGGCGATCGGGTCGCGGTCCAGGGTGAAGACACCGGTCGAGGTGGTAAAGCCGGTGATATTGAAGTTGGCGAAGGGTGCAGTGCCGCTCTGGCGGCCGATGATACTAAGCACGCGACCGGTCCAGTCATCCGTGCCGGCGGAGTCGATCGCGTCGTTGGCTGTAATGCTCGAGGTCGTGATGCCAGTGACCTGCGCGCCGACCGGGCCGCCGTGAATCAGCCGCTTGTAGCGCGCCCGCACCGCGGCGAGTGCCGGATTGGGGACGCCGTATGTAGACCGCTCGAATGGTCCAGTGATCGTGATGTCGAGCGGGGAGTAACCCGTCGCGACCGAGCCTGTCAATGCCCCTGCCGCGCCCTGCTGACACACCAGATCTGGCTGATCGCTCGCGAATACGGTGTAGTTCGTCAGACCGTCGACGCGCGGCCACAGAATGTTGTTCAGCGTGAAGCTGTTGGTATTGGTGCCGGACGGGATCTGGATAATGAGGACCTCGCTCGCGGGCGAGGAGCGGCCGCTCGCATCGAGAGCCGTGACCTGCACGTAGTAGGTAGTGCCTCCGGGGAGCGAGCCGCCGGTAGAGCTCTGCGTGATGCGACCTTTCTTGACGTCGGGCGCGCCGGATCCCGGGACAAACTGGTTGACCGGCAGGCAACCGGTGACCAGGACCTCGGAGATCGGCACACCGTTGCGGGCGCCGTGATACGTCTGCCTCAGATCGAAGGTCCACTCGTTCGGCCAGAGAGCGTCGTTGCTCGCCGCCTGGACTTTATGCGGGGCCCACTGCCCGAGCGGTTGCGGGTAGTAGAGGATAGGGACTGCGGACGGAGCGATGTCGGCAGGCTTAGGTCCATAATCGAGGTTGTACATCGAGTCGGTGACCGAGCGGGCCACGATGGTAACCGACCAGTCCTTATGCAGCGTCCACTTCTCGATGCGAAACTTCCACGTGTTGTCGGCTAATGGGGTGCCGCCGACCGGGCCGGGGTAGGTGGGCAGGTCCGGGTGCGTGACCTCGATGACCTGGCCGACATACGTGTCGAGAGCCAGGATGGTCGACTTGAATGTGACGCGGTTGTTGTTGTCCCACTCGATATAAGGGTTCGCGAGGTCGGGCCGCAGGATGCCGCCGATCTCCTCGCGCACGCGGGTAGCGACCAGGCGAAGGGATTGAGACAGCGACGAGCTCCCCACGCTACGCTGCCGGGAGGTGAGAGGCGCACCCGCGCGGCCGAAATGCGCGGCATGATCCTTGTCCTGGTATTCCGCCATGTCGGACTGATACTGCAGTGCCACGTTGGCGAAGTCCATGCGCAGATATTCGAATTCGGCCTCGATCGGTTGGATCGACAACGACTGATAGAGCATGTTGCCGTAGCCGAAGGCGGCGGTCGCACCTGCATTCTCGCGGATGCCTAACCGAAGCTTGCCGAACTCGAAGGAATAGTAACCGAGGGCGCAGGCCAGAATCTCCGTCAGCCAGTCGCGGAACGGCTTGTAGTCGGCGATCGAGCCCTGGAACTGGAACTGGATCTCGGTGCCGCTGCCGAAGATGACCGGCACGACCAGGTCGGCGATCTCAGCACAGCCGGTGCCGTCGCCTTTATAGATCGAGTCGCGCACGATGGTAGCAAGTTGAGTGGCGGCCGAAGCATTGTGGATCCCGAGCGCGCGGAAGTAGCTGTTGACAGCGACCCAGAACGGGTTGACCAGGCCGGCGACAGGGGTGCGGGTATCGCTCGCGTTGAAGGTCCAGCCGGTGAGACCTTTGGCGAGTGGCACCACCATGGTGTGCGACTCGGCGGTGGTCGGAGCGAGACCTGAGCCTGCATCCTTGGCATAGCGCAGCTCGACAAACGCGGTGCCGGCCGCATATGGGAAGATCCAGTTGCTGATGCCGGGAATATTGGAGAAGGTTGGATCGTACACGTCCCATTGCTGAGGCGTGCCGTGCCCTAGAGAGAACTGGTCGGCACCGTTGGTCAGTGAGGTGGCAGCCAACACAGGGTCATTGCCAGGGACCTCGCGCAGACCCATGTCCGGGCGGTAGCCGGTGATGACGAGCTGCGAGTCCACCTGGAAGCCCTGCGGTGGAAAGCCATCGGCCATGGGCGACACGATGAACTTGTAGCCGTCGGTAGTAGTCTGGACGGACATACCCTCATAGGCGCCGATCGGACCGACACCGATGATGCCCAACACGTCCTCCCACGTACTCTCGTCGCGCACTGCGGCTACCACGGCGTTGGCCATAAAGGCGTTCAGCGGACTGCCGTGGTCGTTGGCCCAGATCTCGGATAATGGACTGCCCCAGATCGAGTCAGAGATGATCGAGGTGCTCGCCACGAATTGTTGGTTGAAGAAGCTCGAGGCACCGATATCTTTGATCACGACCGTCTGCGGGAACGCGGGATGTCCACCGAAGTAACGGTCCATGCCGTGACTGAGACAGCCGTTAGCGGAGTTAAAGAAGAAGTCGCAGGAGCTCGGGTTGCCGGTGTGGCCGGGCGTCGAGGACCACGGACAGTTTACGCCGTCATTGAATGTCTTCCAGCACTGCCTGCTGATCGTGCGCCGCGGATACTGCTGGGTGATCGGATAGAGCCCGTCCGAGCAGGTGACCGGGACAGTCGGGCCACCTGAGACCTGCCAGTCGAGGATGACTCCCTTCCACAACTGGATGAGCGTTTGTGACTGCACATGGAACAGGCAGATGTCGATGTCCGCATACTTGAGCGATGTGTCGTTACAAAGCTGGGAGATGGCGCGGTCGGCGTTGCCGAATACCAGCCGGACGGAATCCGCCTGGCCGGAGATCGATTGCGACATGAGCACGTCGCCGCCGGGGTCGCCGATCTCTAGCACACGCGGCAGGTAGGTGTGGGTGGTGAGGCCGGTGCCGGAGAGGGTGCAGCGGCGGTCGCTGAAATAAACGCCCGGGACGGAGGAGTCGCGAACCTGGATGTCGACGAGCGGGATCAGCTCCTGCACCTGGGAGAGCAAGGCTGTAGCGAGGCCGGAGGATGGGAAGCGCGTGACGATCGAGGTGACGGTATAGGTAGGTGCCGAAGCTGGATCAGCGGCTTCAATGAACGAGAAGCCGGTCGCGCACATGGTGGCCAAGTCGCGGATCGAGAGCGGGGCCTGATCCCAGATGACCGAATACGGAGTGGTGATCTCGGTGTATGCGAATGGATGGAGCGGATCTGTCGAGGCGACACGGTCCGGGGCGTTGTAGGTGAAGGTCTGATACGAACCCTGGATCGCGTCGTAGAAGTCGAGCAGTTGGCGGCGCTCGGTCCGTGACATGGTCGCTTTCTGGAAGTGGAAGCGACGCTGTCCTATGCCGGCGAGGAAGCGCTGGGTCGAGAGCGTGGCCCGCGAGCCGAAGCGGTGCGTTACGACGGACCAGGAGCGGTCCATACCGTATGGATAGTCAGTGACGAATGGGAAGGTCAGGCCGGACGCCGGCGGGACGGCGACTGAGATACGACCTATCATGTCCGGCGGTGTAGGAGGCGGCGGCGTCGGCACTCAAGGTCAATTTTATCAATGGGGTTATGAGTCGATAAAAAAAGGGCCGGTATGTGGCGAAGCACCTACCGGCCCGGCTGGAAACGCAGTTCTAATGCCGTCTATGAACTCAGTATAACAGTCTCGGAGCAGGCCGCGAGTAGGCAGTTATAGGACTTCTACCATTTGTATCTGTGGTATGTCTGTCCGCCCCAGCGCAGTGCTCTCCGCCCAGTCCCCAATCATGACAACCGTCACTCTCCCCTGCGTGTTCGCCCCCGTCCCGTCCCAGTTACTGCCTTCGGCCTGGCCGGGCAGGACATCGAGCGGGTCGTAGAAATAAAACGGCCGGTGCCCGCAATCGACGGCGTCGTAGTGGTTGCGCAGGGCCACCAGTTGCGTGATGGTCAGGCGCTTGGTAAGGGCCCAGGAGCGGATAGGACGGGGGGAGTTGACCGTGTCGGTGATGAGCGACCGCTCGATCGTGGCGTCGTGATATTGGATGGCGAGCAGAGGGTATGACAGGGTCTCGGTGAAGGATGTGGAGAGGGACTTTGGCAGGACGGTAGAGGCCGGTGTGACTGTCGCGGGACCGAGTACGCCTGGCATATTAGGCGATTATGCTCCCCGGCTCGTTGAGCAGCATAGCCGACTGGACGCGTCCTGTAGACGAGCGGTAGGCCTGCTGCTGCGTCGCGCTGATGCGGTCGGGGGTCACATACTGGCCCGTCATAAAGTCGGCCACCGCGTCGCCTGAGACGTTCAGCGACAGGTACGTGTTGCCGCCACCGCCGGGCGAGGGGAGTGGCTGGCCCGAGACGCCGCCGTAGACGGGGAGGCCAGAGGAGTAGCTGAACACGTTGCCGTATTGGTAGCTGGCACCCTGGTAGAGCTGGCCGCCCGATTCGACCAGGCTGCCGCCGTGAGGAGTCATGGCGGAGGCGGCGAATCTCTGGCCTGTACCAGCCGCGTAGAGCCCGAGCATCTCACGCACCTCGGGAGAGCGGACCGCGACCGAGACCGTGCCGCCGTAACGCTGCTGGGCGAGCTGTACGATCTGGTCGGCCATCGAGTTGTTGATCGAGACGTGGTAGAGCTGGGCGACCAGACGCTTGGCGTGACGCTGAGGAGTCTCGACGCCGGCGATCTGCTCACCGATACCGACCAGCAGACCGACGCCGGCACCGATAGCCGCGCCGAGCGGGCCGCCGACCGCGCCGATCGATGCGCCGACCGACCAGCCCATACCGGCACCTCCGAGTGCGCCTAGGAGGGTCCCGGCAGTCGTCCCGCGTCTGCTACCGAGGAGACCGTATTGGGCAGCCATCATGCCGCCGGCGAAGGCTCCTGCCTTGGCGACGCCGGAATGGCCAAACGCATTGAGTTTGCCGCCGAGGGTGTCGATCGAGTAGGACGTGTTGCCGACCGTAGCCCAGAGGCCGCCCTGGCTGTCCCTGGCGACCATCATGCCACCGCCGCCGATACCGCCGAGCGCGGCCGCGAGTTTGCCGAACCTGCCGGTTCCAGGGGCTGCGACACCGGTTCCCAGGACGGCGCCTATACCGCCCCCGCCGCCTCCGCCGCCCCC